AAGATTAACAATTAATTGGGGGCTAGTTTCTGCTGCAATAGTTAATTCATTACCAGGCCGATATACTAAACCACCACCAGAAGTATTGTTGTAAAGAGAAGTATCAAGCGTTCCCACCAATAAATTCCCAGAGCCATCTAGCCTCATAGCTTCGTTACTGCTACTATCTCCATATCCTGTAAATACGTGCTGATTAGCAATGTATTCTTGTGTGATGTAAGCACTGGCATTTCTTGCCATTAAGTATACTTCACCTGAAGCAAAAGATACCTGATGCCTTTCTGTTCCATTAGAAACGTCAAGTTTTGTAGCAGGGGTTATTCCAATGCCAACATTACCACCATTCGTCACAGTTAATCTATCATTCCAAGCACTTGACGCAAAAGTTTGTAAAATTATAGGTTGGCTTTCTGACCTAATAACACTTTCACTGCTATCTTGGGTTAAATAAAAACCACCATTTGATCCTGCATTTATTGTGGTTGTTGCAGTTACAGCACCAGTAATATTTAAAGACTTGTTCATATTCCAAGATGTATCAGCATGAGTATAATTAAAGGTTGCCCCTGCACCCCCTATGGTAATGCCTGCACCATTAGCCGCGGCTGAATCAGCTGCATCTGTAGCAATTGAAAAGTTCAAATCATCAATAGCTACTGTTGTGGAATTGATCGTTGTTGTTGTGCCATCTACCTGAAGATTACCTGCAATCACTACAGTTCCTGTGTTATCGCCATGTGCTGCAGGGTCTATTGTAAAACTTGAGGGGCCACGTAAGTATCCAGATAAAGTTGCGTTAGTTCCTGAAATCGCTCCTGTAAAGGTAGCCCCTGCTAATGGGGCATAAGTAGATGATGCAGTAGAGCTTGTGAGATAAGAGCTTAGATCAACTTCAGCCCAAGTCAGACCACCAGTATTACCAGACTGTGCTTGTAAAAAATAATTGTTAGTGGGAGTGTTGCTTACTTGAAGGATTGCTTCATTAACAGTATTGAGTGCCATACTTGGTTGAGCAACTTGAGACAAAAGTGCTAATGACCCAAGCCCAAGATCACTTCTAACTTCACTAGCACTCCTACCTTCCACAGATGTACCATCAATCTTGAGAAAGTCATTATCAGCTACACCACTAGTAAACACAGGAACTTTACCACTAGTTATTCCTGTAGTTGCTGTAGTTAAAGGTGTAAAAGTAATAACCTCTACTATGTCATTTAGAGTAGCACCTGCAGTAAGCGTAACTGTAGTGCCACCTGACAATGCATAGTCAGTTGTTTCTTTTAGAAATATACCATTTAAAAATACGTGAGAAGTAGAATTAACAGCTAGTGTCGGGCCACTGCTATCTGCAGCTCCACTAAATGCCGTTTGATTGCTACTAGCTGTTTTTGTCCATCTTTGTTGTATAGTACTAAGAGGAGTATTATTAACAACCAATTCATTGCTTGCATCTAGATATGCAGCTTTACTTGCAGGCTGTGTTACAAATACTTTTTGATTACCTGTGCAAGATATCTTAGTTGTATTACCTGCAGATGTTTGAAGCACTGTTGTTCTAGCTAAAGTTGTACCACTAGCAGTATACGTACCTATACCTACTTCAAAGTTATTTCCATCAGTAATACAATAATATGTTGTATTAGTATTACCTATGTCGGCAAAGGTACGAAAACCATCAACAGCACCAGTTAGGGTAAGTGTACCCTGACCTGTGGTATTTGATGTTTCTTTAATTCTGTCTTTTAAGACTAGAGCCATTAGCTAATCCTGATAATTGCTGTACTCGTTCCTGCTGCTGGCATTGTTACTGTAAATGTACCATTGTCTGATGATTGTGTTGATCCAAAACTAATAATAGCTACAGCTTTATTACTCTCTGAAGAGTTATATATGATGGCTCCATTAGCGTCTATAGTAGCCGTAGTAAACTGAACATCAGCAAAGTCTACATAAGCAACTGATGCACTTGAACCGCCTGTTACTGTAACTGATGTTAAACTTGCACCACCTGCACTATAGTTACCTGTGTTGCCTATCTCATCACTATTGCCTGTGACTGCAGAATAGTTAGCTGTAGTTGCATCATATGTTCCTGACTCACCAGATTTAATTAAAGCTAATTTAAATGTATCTGTTCCAAATGTATGGATACCTTGCAATAACTCTTTTTTAAAAGTATTACAGAGTGCCGTTGTTATTCCCATAGTAGTCTCCTTTTATATACAGTAAGAGGGCAAGTTTCCCTGCCCCCTTAACTAATACTAGCTAATTATGCTAACATATCTCTGACAACTATATCAGCGGTCATGTCACCCATGTCACTAACATCCATTAGCATTGCCCATACACGAATAGATCCTGCAGTAAAAGATGCACCTCCACCTGTTAAAGTTAAATCTAATGTGTCGGCAGTGCCGATGATTAAGTCATCTGCAACTGCAGCACAAGGAGCATAAGCACCATCAGCAGCCCCATCAATATCAAAAGCAGCGACATATTCATTGTCATCTGCCCCTGTACCAAGGATAGCTGTGGCGTTAGTACCTGTGTTCATAGTTGCACTAGACATAACCTGCATACCTGCCGCCATAATTTTAGTGTGGGCAGGAATAGTGAGACATTGAACAACGTCACCATTTGGGTTAATACTGTTTTTCGTTAGATCAACAGTAGTTTGCACCATGTAAGGGTTTCTACCGATAGAACCATTACCATGTGCAGCTTCAAGCGTTGCTGTAATTGTAGCCATGATTCACCCCCTATATCAAGTTGTATTTACAGTTGACAAGACTCTCAGGTCTGAGAATCTTTCTTCCGTACAGATGCATGCCACGAACAATATCTGCAAATGAATCAGGATCACGATAAGTTTCGGTCTTGTTTATTTGCTCGGCTGTTGCGACTGCTGAAGAATGTCCTGCAACAATCATTCCATAGTTACTAGCATTTGTGCCACCTGTGGTAGCAGGGCCAGTTCCTATTGAAGGTAGATTGTTTGACATGTAAACTTTAAAACCATGTAGGTTGTTAAGTACTAGACCATTTTGTAGTCCTGAACCACCAAAGTCTGAGTTAAACAATCTTGAGTCCTCATCTTTTAATAATTCACAGAATACTGGATCTACAACTAACCATCTACCTTGTGTGTCCACATTTTGTTGGTCAAGTTTACGAGCCATTCTTGCTATAACAGTTAATGGATTAGCTGTTGCCGCAGCAGTTGGAGCAGCTTCAGATCCTCTTGGCTTTAAGCCAACAGAACTTCCACCAGAACCACCAGTGCCAAAATCTGTTGCATCTAGTTTCATTGATCCTAGAAGTTCATCAGATCCTGCACCTGCTACAGCTACTGTACCATTAGTTGTTGTGTTTGCAGTATTAGGATTACCATGCATAGCTCCTTGCTTGAAGCCTGTTAAGTAACCTAGTACGTCTTGGTCAAATTGATCACCTAGTCGATAGGCAGCACGATCACTGGCAAGTGAGCCAAAGTTGATGTGACTGTGAGCTTCTTCTATGTCATCGACTTTAAATGCAAAATAGTTTGCTTTGTCGATGGTAAGAGAGAACTCTTCATCGTCTAGATCTTGAGGAGTGATTTGCGTACCACGTGCATACTCCTTTACTGTGATTTCAGGCTCTTTGATGATTTTCACCGAATCGCCCATATTTGCGATCTCTCCAAAGTAGTCAGAGTTTGTAATCGCTTCAACAATAGATGACTTACGAAACGCAAGTTGCACCTGTTTGCTGTAGATAATAGGACTAAAATTACCATTAGGTAAATTTCCGTGTCCTGCAGCTTTTTGAAACGCCATAATTAAATTCTCCTTAGTAGTTTCAAAACAGATACAAACTACAAACTATATAAAGAGGCCAACAGTTTAAGGTAGATATAAACGGCTTAAACTTATTTGGATAGTCCATAAGTATTTTGTGTTTGTTGAATATAAAGTGTTAGTGTCGTTTCCGGGTAACACTTTACCTAGTACTTATAGTTATATCAATAACTATCTAATTGTCAAGAACTATCTTGCATTTCCTGACATATCATATATAAACTTTCCACTACGTATAGCTTCCATTATAATATCAGCATTCTTTTCGTATTCTTGTGCTGACATACTGTTTACATCTGATTCTCTAAACATCCCTTCAGATGCAGTGTTTGGACTAGCTTTAGTTGTTTTAGTCATTACACTTTTAGCAGCATCTTTGGATGTATTCTTTGTTTGCTTTGTAGCAATACCTGTATCAATTTTATACAAATCAATTGCTCTTGCAGCAGACTTAGCATCAGTTTCATTTTCATATAAAGCATCTTGAACCCATTTAGGTTGTTCATCTGCCCATTCGTGAAATGCATCTGTTTCCTTAATCTCATTAAAATCAGGATGTAGTGCTAGTAACTGTGCTTCAGCTTTCTCTCTATGTACATTAGACTGCATCTCATCAATCTCTCGTACACGTGACTCTAAGTGTTTAGCTTGTTCCTGTGCTTTTTTAATTGCAATTGTTTCTACTATTGCTGCCACATCAGGATACTTCTTTGCCCATGCTTCTATGTCTTCATCTGTCTTAGGAAGATTTATTTCTTTACGTGTGGCTTCGTCTAGTTGTTTTTTTAAATCATCAACC